CCAACCCATATATTAGTATTAGAAACAAAATTACTAAGGAAGTAATCAACAATAGACTTATCGTTATAAGATTTACTAAGCTTGTGAAAGAAATACCTATCCCTTCTTTTAGTAAAGGTCGCCAATCTTGCAGTTGTTCTACCGTTGTGTTTATGAAAGTCGTAAGACTGGTTTTTACTTGTGAAGTGGAGTTTGATTGCCAAATAGATTTTATATACTTCAAAACCATTCACTTACTTCGCCGTGTTAAAATACTCTAACATAGTATCAGGATCAGAAACCTCATAAGGATCATCATCTAACCCTAAGTTGTTTAGTCCTGGTTCTTCATTAAAGTGTGTTATGTTTTTATTATCAATAAAAGTAGAGTATCTCCAACTTCTCATGCCAAACCCTTGAGCAGGTTTATTGATTAACATTCCTAAACTTCTTGTAAATGCACCATCACCATCAGGTATCATCTTAACTTTTTTTATGTCTAAGTCTCTTGCCCATGCGTTCATCACGAAAGCGTCATTTACTGATATACAATAAACATCATCAACTCCATTTGCTATAAACTCATCATATCGTTCTTCATATTTTGGTAACTGTTCGCCTGAACAAGTTGGTGTAAATGCACCTGGTAAACCAAACATTACAATTTTTTTATCTTTGAATAAATCGTTTGTAGTTTTATCTACCCACGAACCACCTATGAATGTGCAACCGCCTTTTTCATCGCTGTCACCCACTCTAAATTTAAAAGTATTATCGTGTATCATAATATAACTCCTTATTATATAACTTTTTCTAATTGTTTTATTAACTTATCTTTAGTTAATCTTCTATCTAGTTCTATGCCTAAATCTCTGCCAATTTCTTCTAACTCTTTTTTTGTCTTATGTTTAAGGTCAGTTTTAGTAATTGGTTCGTCTAATATTAGAGGTGGTTGTGCTGGTGCAATAAGTTTCTCTAACATATTATTAACAAAATTGTATAATCCCATAATCTATCTCCTTTCTATATTGGTAGTTTTGCTGTTTTTTCTTTTAACATATTTAAACTTGACGCTTCGTATGCTATTTTTTCTTTAAGTTGTTTATTAATCATAGACTTTGTTGTAGAAGGGTCTATTTGATTTTCTGTACAATATAAAACTATAGCGTCTATATAATTACATCTTTTCTTTCTTACTATATCTTCAACTATTATAGCAAATTTGTTTGGTGTGATTATGCTCATGTGTAATGTAAGTAACTCCCTATCATGTATTTTGATTTTTTAACTGGTTTCATACCTGCATGAACCCAAGGCCATAAAGGAGGAAACATTAATAAAGACCCTTGTTTACAAGGTGACGCCAGACCTAACTGAGGAAAATTAGTTTCTCCTCTTTCGTTATCATCTAGATATATAAAAAATACTAGAAATCTTTTAGCAGATTCTATATTCATTGAATCTACATGAGGTGCAAACTCATCCTTGTCGTTTGCTAAATATCTTTTTAATCTTATTTCTTCAAAGGCATATTGTTGAGGCCATTGTGTTTGATGTACAGCACAATCTTTTCTGTATTTATTCACATACTCACTATAAACATTAGAAAGTTGTGTAACATCTTCTTGATATTCTAAATGTTGATTGAAATTAATTTGTGTGAATGACATAGGTCCTTGGTCATGTGTCTCATGATGTTCTTTATTCTTTTCAAACCTATGAATTAAATCTTTGCAGTAGCTCGGGTCTAAAACATCTTTATAAATTTGTATGTAATTATTCATGTTACCATATTATATCAGGTTATTGACCTGATGTCAAGCATTAATCTTGTGTGATATCAGGTGATATGGAAGATTTAAAATTAATTTGAAAGCCGTTATTATCAAAAAACTTCCAGTTCATACCATAACCTAATACACAAGTTACACTTTCATAATTTATTCCGCCTTCTGGTATTGTCATGAAAAAAGTGCCAGTATTATTTTTAGCATTATGACCAAAAGATAATATACCTACAATATCACTTGCGTCTGAACCTTCTAGTCTTGCTTCACCTATTAATATTTGTGATTCTTCCATTGTTTTTGTTGAAACATCAAATACAAAGCCAGTCTCACCACAATAAACAGGTATATCTTGTTTTATCATTTCACCTGATGTGTCTGCAAGTAAATCAATAGATATTACATAGAATAATAAAGCAACTACACCAACACCAACTATTTTTTTAAGTGTTTGATTCATTCTTTTCGTTAAATTCCTTTATTGCTGTTTTTAATAAAGGTAAATAATCTTGTTTTGACTTTGTAAATGTTTGTATACCACCATTCTCAGTAACTACAAGAATTACAACCCTATCTATTGATTGATTAAATCGTTCTTCGTACATTTCACAATAGGCAGAACCTTGAATAAAATAGTTTTCTATCCATTCTTCTTTCTTTTCTTTAGTAGAAGTTTTAAAATCTATTACAGATAGTTCACCTTTGTAATCAGCGATACAATCAACACGACCTGCAACGCCATAGGAGTCGCTGTATAGACCGCCTTCTTGTATTCTAATATTATTTATGTTGTCTAACTCAGGTTTGAGTATAGTGAATAGTGCTGTAGGTAAAACATCTTGATTAGATAGTTCTTCATTATTTAAATAGTCTTCAACTAATTGGTGTACAGCAGTACCTCTTTTAGCTGCAGTTCTCATTATCTGATTCGCAACATCATTACCAACTGACTCACGCCATTTAACTAGACCTTCACTATTTCTACCTGATAAAACTGTTGTAATTGAAGGATACTTTTTACCCTCTGGTGTAACATAGTATCTTTTTCTATTGATTGTTTCAGTATGTATTTCTGGTAATTCAGTTGTTAGTGGAACATGACTAAACGATTTCATATCGTATTTGTCATTTAGAAAGGCGTTCATTTTGTTCATAATAATTCCTGTTTATTTAACTTAGACTTTCATATATTATAACAGGTTTTCTAGATAATGTCAAGCGCTAATTTCGTAGTTTCCTCAACTCGTCTAGTCCAACCTTTACCGAAAGTATCAAAAGTAGATAATTGTTCGTAATACTTTTGTCTCATTTCTTGATACTTTTTTACAGATTCATGTTCACCATTTTCTCTGATATATTCTTCAACTTTTGCCAAAGTATTAGGACCAATGCCACCATCAACTGTGGTGCCAATCATTGATTGTAAGAATTTAGCTGCACGACCAGGTCCTGCATTTACACCAAAGTCAAATACACATAGGTCTAGACCACTAGGTAAATCATCACCTTTCATTCTATCCCAATAACCTTTTTTGTAAATTGGTGCCACATCTTCAACTAATAGGTCTTTCATATCTTTTTTACCACCATGTTCTAGGTACACTCTTTTTGTAACACCTAAATTAGTTTCGCCACCTGGGTCTTTTGGATGATTTACATAACCACCTTCGTGATGTAATATTGTTTCTAAACACTTATCGTAATTTGATTTCATTTTATCCTCTCGTAAGTTTGAGTATCTTTTCTATTTGTGCCTTAATTATTGGTGCTCTATTAGGCCAATGAATATAAGGCTCGTCTGATTTTTGTAAGTTATACAAGAAAGGTAACATAATTTTTTCTAAATCTGAAAACCTTTTTTTTGTATCCTCATCTGTCACGGTTTTTGTAACTGTATCTTTTTCGGCTACAATTTGCATAATCTCATTCATCATAGACTTAATATCGCCTACATCTGATTTAACTTTTGAGATTTCTAATTTACTATCTTCATCAACTTCTTTTACAACTGTTGGAGCTGCCTCTGGTGTTGATGATACTGGCGTCATACCCCAATCATCTGTGGTATCAAACCCTCTCATATAATCTGGTATATCTTTACTAGCCATTTCTTTTCCTTTGTAAAGCCTGTCGTTTCTGGTGTTTTTTTACGACTTGCCTTGTTTTAATATCTTTTATACTTTTATTGCCATAAAGGTCATGCACCTTACTGCCTGGATGAGCGTCACCGATACGACTTAACATATCTTTCCACCCATGGTCATTTTTTAAGTTACCGACACCCACAACACCACCAACTATATTTATCTGCGATATACATTGTTTAATGTGTTTATTCTTCTTTAAGTATGCCTCTTTATCAGCAATACTCATCATATCAGTCCAAACTTCACCTGTTTTTGTGTCTTCAAAATCGTATGTCGGCATTAGTAACTACTCCATAAGGATATCATAAACACCACAATTGGTGTAATTGGCATTACAGTTAAGAATGCTAATAATCCTATTAGTCTTTTCATATTACTCTACTGCAAAGTATTTGTTTAACATTTCTAATTGGTCATCATACTTAGCAATCTCGCATAATTCTTTTTCCATGGTTTCAACATGGTCTGAATGCTCAGCAACACCTGAAGCATTATTTAAATGTACTTCTACATTGGCGATATGTTTATCAATATGACCTTGTGCGTGTGACTTCAATGCTTTAATTAAATGTGTTCTACTCATTTTATTCCCCTTTATATCAATGCCTGGTTTTGTGCGTCTTTAACACCCTTTAAATACCAATCAGGTACTTTAGCAGGTGATTTCCATGTGGCAAATCTTTGTTTTTCAAGTATATAATACTTACGATAACTTGCAACAGAATCACCTGGTATTTTGCAATGCTCTGGCATAGCAGGTTTAGGGTCTGTTGCTATCTTATTATATTTAGCGTTTTTAGGAGGGTGTGATAATACTTCTCCTAGTTTATCAATTGTAAGATGATTCTTTACATGATTATATCTTTTCTTATATTCTTCATTTAGAGCCATCATATGTTTGTATAACCAAATATAA